CGTGGTTCCCGCATAGACCTGGATGACGAGGTTCGCGCCCACGGGCGCCTGCTTCACCATGCAGGTCACGCCGTTTTGCAACGAGACTGTGGCGGTGTAGAACGCTGCGGGGCCGAGGTTGCTTCCTATGGCCAGCGTGCCCGGAATCGAGATCTTCATCTCGCCCGAGGGCGCGCCGACTTCGCCGTAGATCCAGTCCTCGCGGAAAGGCTGGTCGCCGTCCGGAGATTCGTTGCCGTTCACGTCAACTGTGAAGCCGGCAATCAGCATCGCCTGTTCGATGAAGTTCGCCGTGGGCACCGAGAGGGTCACCGGAGTAAGCGGGTTCGCGTTGTCGATACTGGTGGAATCCGCCTGAAAGCTCCACGTGGGCGCTTCGACGATCCAGATGGACGTATCGTCCATGAGCAGCGGCGGCTGGAAGGTCAACTGCGTCGAAGTGTTCGCCGTGATGGTGCTCGGCGGCTGACCGCGACCGGTGCCAGCGATCACGCGGATCAGGTTGCCGATCTCCGCGCTTGCCGCGAGGCCGCCGTAGCTGTTCGCGACGTTCTGGTAGCCGGGGTCCGTGACTTGGGTGATGGCGGTAGGTGTGCTTGACAGGCCCGACGCTTGGTTGCGAATGACCACTGCGTCGCCGATGTTCACGATCCCGGTCGGGTCGCGGTCAAGAGTCAGCGTCCCGGTGGTCGGCACGAACGCGGTGATGTTGAAGCTCGCAAAGGGCGTGCTGCCGTTGGGCCGTCCGATCACGGAGAGAATGCGGCCGACGGGACTGAACGGCGTTGAGGAGGTATCGACCAGTTCAGAACAAACCAGCGTGTTGGTCGAGACGGTGGTAACGGCGACACCGGCCACGCCGGAATGCAGCAGAAGCTTGGCTTTGATCCGAACTTTGGCGACGTACGGCGATGGCAGCGCCCATGTCGAGCGCGCCACTGGCCCACCGAACGTGATCGATCCGGGCGTGTACGTGTTGCCCGTGCCCGCCGTCAACGTGCCGGTTGCCTGCGCGCAAATCAGGTCAGGTTGCGTTCCGACGAACAGCACGTAAGAAGCGAGCCCCGCGACCGCAGGCCACGTGATGTTGTCGAGCGTGAAAGTGCCACCCGCCGCCGCACCGGTTCCGATGATCGCGATATTCGAAGGTGCGGACGGAAGGCCGTTCGAATCGATCGCGCAAATGGCCACCCACAGCGTGATGTCCGCCGCCAGCGATCCGCCGGTCGCGCTCTGCGTGATCGAGCCGATTCCCGGCGCGCCCGCACCCGTGGCGCTGAACTCGTTCACCGGAAGCTTGCCGGTGACGATCAGGCTCGCGAGTGCGCTGCCGTCGGCGAGCGTCGTGTATTCCTGGTCGGAATCGAAGGTCCACTCGCTGGGATACAGCGCATCGCTCGAAGACGCCTGCACCTGGTATGGAGCCCATACCGGGCCGAGCGGGATTGGATAAAACAGCGCCGGCAGCGGCGCAGGCACCACGTCCATCGGCTTCGGCCCGACGTCCAGGTCGTACATTGAAGAGGTGACGGTCTGCGCCTCGATCTGCACCGACCAGTCCTTCTTCAGGCTCCAGCGCTGGATGCGGAAGCACATCGTGATGACTTGGAACGCCAAGCCGGTTCCGCTGGGAGGTGCTGGAGACGTGGTGATCGTCGAGCCGTCGCTGGCGACCGCAGTGATCGTCATCTGTGAACCGCCGATCACGATCTCTTTATTGATCAGTTCGGTGTCTCCGGTCGCGGTCCCCGCATAGGTCCACGGATCGCCGCTCACCCATGTGGCCGTGCTGCCTGACACGCTGCACGTCCCATGGACGCCCGGAATGTCCGGGTGCGTCATCGAGACGACCTGCCCGACTTCGTTGCCGAGGCCGAGAAGCGTGGTCTGCCACGCGGCCGTGCGCGCGTCGCGCCATTCCGCGGGCGTCACACCGCCGAGTTCTTCGCGTGTGCGCGTGGCCGCGATTCGAAGCGCCTGGCTGAGCGAAGAGCAACCCACGGAGTGCATCTGGCTGGTGAGCGGGGATCCGGCGCGCCCGTAATAGGCAGCGTGGCTCTTGTCGCAATACTCACCCGTGTTCGCCTGGTATTGATAGGCAACGTCGGCGAACGAGATCACCAAGTGCTCGAACCCGGCCTGGATCGGCGTCAGCCGCAGGGTCTGGTAAAGAGAATTGGCGAGTGTGTACGCATCCACCGCGCTCGCATTGATCCGACAGCCGAGCTTCAACTGCCCGAACTCCCAGGTGTAGAAGCCCAGGCAGCAGTTGAGGACCTCTGTGAGCCAATCGCGGAACGGCTTCTGGCTGCTGATGATTCCCTGAAACTGGAACTGCGTCTCGGTGCCGGTTCCGAGGATGGCGGCCACTTGGGCTGCGGCGATCTCGGCCGCGCCGCTTCCATCGCCCACAATCAGCGAGGGCAGCACGAACACGGCGAGTTGATCGGACGACGCCGGTCCGGTTCCGCCAGCAGGATTTGAGCCGGTGGACGGATCGCCGTACAAGCCAAGCGCGCGCAGCAGCATGTTGACCGCGATCCAAAATGGATTGATCAGCCCCATCACCGCCGTGCGATTGCCGCTCTGATCCCAGGTCCAACCCCACATTCCGTAATCGATCGGGACCGTCATCTGGTGCTGATCGGGAGTGCTCGGTTGAATCGTGGTGGACTTGACGATGCGAATCTCGCACGACGACGTGCCCGCGGCGTAAACATTTGGCTCCCACACCTGCGGCGTCCCTTGCCCAAGCGAGAAGTAATCCGTGCTCGGGTTCGCCGGATCACTGCCGGTGACGTACCGAAGCCCGTATCCCGGCTGGTACTTCGTGACGTTCAAATTCCCGTTGACCTGGAAGCCTTGCCAGGTGTAGCCGTCGACCATCGGCGCGACCACGTATCGGTAGCCGTCCGCGTTTGTGACGACCATCGACGCGGTGAATCCACCGAGAGGCCCAGCGCTCAAGATGCCGAGCGAGTCCGCATAGCCCGATTCATCGCGGTAATCGACCATCAACGCGGTCGCCATGAACGCATAGAGCGGGTTGCCACCGCTGTTGCACCAGATTTCTGGCAGGGCAAGTCCCCACACCGTGTCCGAGATGATCGAAGTCGCGGTGACGGTGTTGCGTCCGAATCCGAGGAAACCGGTGGAATCATCCTTGATGACGACGCCCTGCGGATCAGCCTGATGCCCGCCGAAATACGCGGACATGCCGTGAACCTGACATCCGTTCGGCGATTCGAGGTAATAATCGCAACTCGTGGGATCGCCGCCGGCGGCCGTCACTGCGGCGGCGCTCGCGCCCAGCGTGGCCCAGGGGCAGTTCACGCCGTCGTTGTAGGTTTTCCAGCACTGGCGGCTGACCTGCCGCTCCGGGTACTGGTTCATGATCTGGAAGAAGCCGTCCGAGCACGTCACCGCGAAGATCGGCGTGCCATCGCTGGTGAAGCTCTGGATGACGCCCTTCCACAGTTGCAGCAGGATGCCGGAGTTGACGTGGAAAAGGCACAGGTCTATTTCGGCGTACTTCAGGTCCGTGTCGTTGGCGAGCTGCGTCATCACGCGGTCGCCGTTACCGAACGTGAAGCGGACGTTATCGGAAGTGCCCTTGATGTCCTGGGAGATCAGGACGTCGGAGCCCGCCTCGCCGATCCCGATCAATCGTGGCAGGTAAAGCTGCCCGCCGACGGTCACGCGGCGGTCGGAGAGATAAATGTCCGCGACCGCGGATTCGCGGACGCGGATGTGCACCAGCGGGACGATCTGCTGGACTTCAGAAAGCAGCGCCGTGGAGAGCGCGGTCGAGGGGAACCGCAGGCAGGTGGAGCTGATCGTGTAAGAGGGCGCAGCGGTCGGATCGACGACCTCGATGAAATTCAGTCCGATCTGCGCCGCGTTGCGCAGGTACTCGAACGAAATCGGCGCCTGCTCGAACGTCACGAGCACACTGCTGGTCGTTCCATCGGGGTTGGGGACGGTGTAGGTGAACGCCTGCCACGGCCCCTGCATCGACTCCCAAAACGCCTTGAGCTGGTTGACCTCAGCCCAGTTCAAGTTCGGGTGCTTGAACTGGAATTTGCGTGGACCGATGCCGACGTAATACCGCTGCTCCTGTTTGGCGTCGAGCGAGCCGAAGCGGTGAACGATCACCGGGCGCTCGACGGAGAAGCCGAACGGGTACTGCGTAGTGAGCGGGAATGTCTGGCCGGAGTTGACTACCGTTGGGACGGTGATGCGGCCGATGGTGTCGGACATAGGTTAGTTCTTTCAACCGACGAGTGATTTCTACCGTGAATTCCTGAACGCTGTACCAACTCGATCGCAAGTGCGCAACACTAAATCACATGGATCCTGAAGTCTTCTCGCGTTTGGGCGAAATCCTCGAAGCGGTTCGTCCACTGGCGATTGAGTACGAGCAACTAGCCGGTAGGCCGCTAGGAATAACGGGCGAGATGGGCGAATACCAGGCAGCTCGCATTTTGGGCCTAAAACTCAGCGACGCCAGAGCGCCTTTTGACGCACAGCGAGGGGACGTTACTATCGAAATTAAAAGCAAGACGATCCGACATCGAAAGCGTGAAGGTTCCTACAGGCTTGGGCGAATCAATCTGAAAAACGAGTGGACAGTTGCGCTGGCTGTTCTTATGGATGAGTGGTTCTTCCCATACGCGATTTACGAGGCAGATCGCGCCGCGATCGAACTCGCGCTTCGTAAACCGGGATCGAAGGCAAGATCAGACAGAAGTACATTAAGTGTGTCGGAATTCAAGTCCTCGGGCCGGTGCATTTGGCGGAGGGACGAGTCACAGTCGCCCATGACAAAAACACAAGGAGTCGAAACGCACTAGCGGCAGCTTTTTTGCAGGATTGGTTATGATCTGACCATGGCATGCGACATTAGGGTATCGGCATACATCGACGGATTCAATTTCTTCGAGACAAGCAAAGGCAAGGATTGGTACCCCTACGGCTGGTGCAACTGGACGAAGACGATTCAAAACTATAGCCCCGGCGCGCAGGTACGGGTGCTATACTTTACTTCCGACATCTCGCCACGAAACCGCGGCGCGAATCATCGCCAGAAGTTACACCTTCTGGCTATGGAGAAGATTGCTGGCGCAGAGATAGTTAAGGGACAATTTCGTGAGCGCAGCGTCAGATGCAGAGCCTGCGACGAACCTATGCGGTGCGCTAGGTGCGGGAAGGACACCAAACTCACGGAAAAGCAAACCGACGTCAACATCGCAATTCGGCTCGTTGAGAACGCAATCGATCAAAGTTTCGATAGAGCCTTCCTAGTGAGTGCAGATCTCGATTTGATTCCGGCGATCAGGATGGCCTTGCGGCGTCACGACCGAGCGCGATTTGGCATTCTGTTTCCACCCGAAAGCGTGATCGCCGACGAGTTTGAGAAACTCGAAAGCGAGTTCAACGAGCGCCTTCGTTGCCGACACCTGGACCTCCGCCTTATGGAGCGCTTTCCAGACGATCTCCCACTCCGATGGGGCCTGGCGCTTCCCAAACACTGGCGAAAGGGGGCCGGTCGACGTCCCCAAGTGGTAGAGAACGATGCAGCGGTTGGCTCCAAGAACTCGACCCAGTGGTGGGAGAACTGATTGGCGGATCAGATCGATTCACCCTACTTCAACCAATTCTATTCCCTGCATATTGGTCCGCGCGACGTCCGTCGCCTCCGCCCAGTTGCCGCGAAACACCACCGTCACGCGACCCTGCGTGTTATTGCCGGTCGAATCGTAATTGCTGCCGATCTGCTGGCCCGACGCCACGTCGAACGGATTGTAGAAGACGAACGGCGTCAGGCCGGCGTTCTGCGCGACCCAGAAGCTGTACAGCGCTGCGAGCAGAGATGCGGTCAATCGTTTGCTGAGCCGAAACGTCCGCCGGGACGTCTGCGCGAGTTGCGACCGCTGAACCGTGCCATCGTGATATTGGTTCTGGAGCTGAACAAATTCGCGCAATTCCGTGAACGCTGTGCATAGCGACGCGGGCATCACGCCGCTTGGTGCAGCGTTCTGGATATTTCCGGGCATTGCTTCAACCTCTCATCTGCTGCAAGTTTCCGGCGGCACCCTGTTATTGAACCCCGGAAATCATGCGGTAGAACGTAGTGATCGTCATCGTGGTGGTCCCGCTCGATAACGCGCAACTGCCACTGACGCAAACTGCTCCGAACGACAACGGTTGATTGATCACGGCGGCGCTCGCCAGACCGTTCCCGAACTCGTAATTGCCCGCCGTGCCCATGTCAACGATTAACGCGTTTGCAGCGCATGGTCCATTCGGGGTATTGAGGTAGCCGCCCGTAGCAGGAGTTATCGTGTTCTGGGTGAAGGCTCCGGCGCCGTATCCCACTTGCCCGATTTCGCCGAAGCCGGCTATCAGCACGGTAGGCGTCGCTCCGCTGACGCAATTGACGACGTGCCCAAGATACTGAAGAACGGTGCCGTTTCCTGGTGCCGGAACCAAAGGATACGAAGTGGTGAAAAGATTCGACACCTGCGCAGCCGAGAGAGTCACCGTGGCGGATTGCACTTTCCCGTTAAACGCCGCCCAATCCCCCGCCGAGAGGCAGCCCTTCTGCGATGCCGACGCCGTCGGACACTCCGTGCTCACTTTGAGATTGCCACCGGAGTCCAGGCCCGCATATCCGCCGATCGCGTCCTTGTTCGCGACGTTCTCGGGCGTGAAACCGAGGGCGCTCTGTTTCGCGTTCAGCGCGTTTTCGAGGTCCGTCTGCGCGGAGAGCGTTCCGGTGATCGATCCCCAGATCCCGCCGCCGGCGTTGCACCAGCCGACGATGCCGACCACGTTGCACAAGAATTGACCCGACTGCGAAGCGCCCGTCGAAATCTGGCTCGGATTCAACAGCAGCGTCGGACCCACGCCGGAGGCGACGGTAACCTCGGCGATGGTGCAATGCGAAGACGACGCGCACTGCGCCGATGGCAGCGTCGGCACCGACCACACGCTTGCTGCCCCCAACCCGTTCGAAACGGTATCCACTGTGTACGTGACGGCGGGATTCGCGTGATCCGTCGGCGCAAGCTGGATGTTGACCACGCCGTTCGTGATCGGGAACGTGTGCGTGCCATGGGCGATCGGCACGCCTGCCACGGAGAACGCCGGAGTTGTCACGATCAGGCTGCCGTTCATGAGCGACCCGTCGAGGTTGTAGAGCGTGTCCTGGATCGTCGTCAGCACCGGCTGCGCCCGGCACAGCGGTGCGCAGAGCAGCCAGAGCAAAGCGCAGGCAAGGAAAGTAAGCAGTTTACGCATAGAGCGAATCCTTGTGGTCGGAAAAACGAGAAGGTCAGGATACGGTTAGGCCGGGCAACTGCATGTTGGCCGATTGCTGGGTGCGCCCGTAGCTCGAATACTGCGCCGCCATCGCCTGGTCGGTCACGAACTGCGGAGTCACGAACTGGCCGGTCATGAAATTCGCCGCGTCCGAGCCGCTGACGTTCAGCGACAGATACGTCGCGCCGGTGCCGCCAGCCGTGTTCGGATTGCCCGGCGTCGGATAGACGCCCGCGGAGATCCCGCCGAGCGTTGGGATGTTCGAAGCGTAAACGTGGGCCTGACCATCCTGGTAGCTGGCCTGCTGATAGAGATTGCCGCCCTGCTCGACCAAACTGCCGGCGTACGGCGTGGTGGCCGAAAGCGGCATCTTTTGCCCCGTCGCCTCGGAGTACAACATCACGAGTTGACGGACGCTCGGCGACCGCACGGCCACCGCGATGTCACCGCCGAACTGTGACTGCGCGATCTGAACCACCTGCTTGATCGTGCCGCTGTTCTTCGGGATGTTCACGCCGTAGATGCTCTGGATGTCGTCGTGAGCTTTCGTCTGCGGATTTTCGAAGAACACGGAACTGATCACGCCGGCGAGAACACCGGCCCCGGCGCCGATCGCCGCTCCCATCGGGCCACCAAGCGAACCGATCTGCGAGCCAAGGGAAAAGCCCGCCAGCGCGCCGCCCAGACCGGCCTCGATCGTTCCTCCCACGCCTTGGCGCTGGACTCCGTTCATGCCCAGCATCAGGCCGGCCATGCCCGCGGCCGGGCTGGAGGCGACGCCCGCAACCGCACCCAAAGGCCCGCCGATTCCGGCCGCGGTGGTCCCGACCCCCGGCCCCATGATGATGCCGCCGGAGTTGTAGACGGAGTTTTTCAGATTTCCTAGGACGTCGCTGATGCCGCCCGGCTTGAAGATGCTTGCGGCGCTCCCTCCCACGCCGTGGCTGGAACCAGGAAATAGCAATCCCAGCGGGTTGAAGCCGGGACGGGGAACGGAACGCAACGGAAGGTCACGAAGATCGGGTGCGCTCGTCGCGGAAGCACTGGTCGACCCGCCGCCTCCCGCCGTCGATGTTCCACCTAATGAGATGCCGCCGCCGAAGATCGCCGGAAAACTTACGTTGGTGCTCGCCGGAGCCGAAATCGCCGGGATCGATATGGACGGAACCCCGATAGCGCCACTCGAAACGGACGGAGCCGCGATTCCAATACCAGCCGCAAGGATCGCCGTCATGCTAGCCATCACCGCGCTGTTCTGCATGGTCGCTGCCGTGTTCATGTCGGTCGAGACACGCACCGGATCCTGCGACGTCCCGCGCAGCATCCCCTTGATTCCGCCGCGCCCGTCCGATCCGTAGATAACCGGATGCAGCACGTTCGCCACCGCGCCACTCAGCGTCTCGGTAACAGGCTTGAGCACCGCGGAGTGGATCGTGTTCAGCAGGTCCTTGCCGAACTTCGCCGGCTTGGTGAACAGAACGTCGATCAGTTTCTCAGCCTGCTTCTGCAAACCGTCGATCTGCGACTGCAACTCCTGCTCACGTTTCTGCTGCATCTCGGCCCGCTTTTCGTCGAACTGGTCCTGCGCCTGCGCGAGTTCTCCAAACAGATCCTTCTGCGCCTGCGCCGCCAGCACGGAGCGCTTCGCCGCGTTCTCCTCCTTCGAGACGCGTTCCGCTTCGATATTCGCCAACTGAACGGCGAGCTTGATGCGCGTCTCATAAGTCTGTTGCGCGACTTCCTCGTCGCTGCCGCCGCTCAATTCAGCCATCCGCGCCGCCCGCGATGCGCGCCGCCGCAGTTCATCGCGCTGCGCCTGGACCCCGATGTCTTCAATCTTTTCCTGCGCGGCGAAACCTTCCTCCCACTCCTTCATCTGTTCCTTCGAAGGCGCCATCAGCGCGAGCGCACGCTTGTTTCGCTCGATCTGCTGCTGAGCGTCGTACTTTTCGAAGTCATCCTGGGCCTTCTTATAAAGGACGGACGCCTGCTGATCGGCCGACTTGCGGATCGCCGCGATCTCGGTTTCCGACGCCTTCACCTTTTCGGCCTGCTTCAGAAGCTGGTCGCGCTGATAGTAGATTTTGGCGGTCGCGTCCAGTTCCGATTCATCGCCCTTTTTCTCGAACTCGGCGGCCTGGCGCTCCCAATCCTTCAGTTCCTTGGCCGCCTCGGTTCTGGCCTTTATGCTGGCGATGATCTGGCGCTGCTCGGTGATCTGTTTCAGAACCGGCTCGTTCACCGACGGCATGACGCCGGTCTTGAGTTGAGACTGAAGATCAGAGAGCTTCTTCTCTGCCGTTTCCAATTGCTTGCTTGTATCGGTGGCGGCCTTCGCCGCGGCGACCAGTTGATCGTTCTGCGCCAGGCCAGACTGCTCGCGCTCATGCGCCTGCCGGGACATGGTCGCGCCGTAGCCCCAGCCCTCCGTTTCTTGCATCTCGACGTCGACAGGCTTCGCCTTCTTGCTGAACAGTAGGTCGCCGAGAAGCTGCCCGGGAAGCGACGCCATGTCGGACGCCGTCTTCAGCCATTTGACCGTCACGACCACGGTAGCCGCGAGCGGCTCCTTGATGCTGCGCGTGAATTTCTCCCAGGACATCTCCGCTTCGGTCACCTGGCGCTGATACTCGGTGAAACGCTGGACCTCTTCCTCGCTGGGACCATAGCCGTGCTCGCGGGCAACACGGAGATTTTCCGACAGCTCCGTAATCACCGGAATCGCCTCGATACCGGCGCGCTTGAACAACGCCATCGCCGCCGCGTTCCGCTCGTAAGCGGTGGGCAGCTTCGACAGCCCGTCCGAGATTTCCTCCAGCACCTGGGAAGTCGGTTTCAACGCGCCCGTGTCCGCATCCACCAGGCTGACGCCCAACTTTTCCATTGTGGCGCGCGCCTTTTCGCCTTCCTTCGACGTGTCGTCGGCCGCCTGCGAAAGCCCGCGCATCATGCGCTCGAAAACCGAAACTTCCTGCCCGGCGGCGCGCGCGGCAAAGGTGAAATCGCCGACCTCTTTCGCCGTCAGGCCGGTTCGGAGTTCAACGTCCCGCACCGCGACGCCGTATTGGCCCAGACTCTTGACCGACTCCAGGGCGCCAGCGATGAGTCCGAGCAGCGCCGCACCCGCCCCGGCAGCGACCGCCGCCATCCCGGACAGACTCCCGATGAATTTGCCGACTTCCACGCCGGCGTAATTCGTGCGCCCCTCGAAAACGTCCTTCATCGCCAGCCCGAGCTTCGAAACTGAGGCGTGGCCGCGCTCCTCGACCGAGATCATCTTTTCGTAGGACTTCGTGATGGCATCGATGGCCTGCGGTTCCCGGCTGTAGCGCTGCAACAGTTGATCGCGCTGCGAGATCAGACGCTCGACGCCGGTCTTGCCGTAAGTCTCCGCTTGCTTTTCAAGCGACGCGATGAGCCGCTGGACACTCGATCGAGTCTGATCCGAAATGCGGATCACCTTTGTGTTCGACGATTCCGCCTTCTTCTCGAAACTATCGAGGGCGGCGTTGGCCCTGCCGACTGAGTCGAGTACCGGCTGCTCCTCGGCTTCGAGGATTACTTTTTCCGCCTGATCTGCCATTTACGCTGCCTTGACGCTCACGAAAGGACGCGCGAGAAACGCCGCGAGCACGGCTTCCCGATCCCGCGGCGACACTCCCCACTGGCGCTCACGCTGGTTATTAAAAAATGCGATCTGCGATGCCGTCTGCCGCCGTCCGGGCAGCGCCTCGTCGAGAAACCCGATGGCCGCTCGATTCTCATTCGCGGTCAAAACCTTGAGGCAGCGCATGGTGTGCCCGCTCCAGGTCCAATCGCGAATGGGCTGGAGACCGCGCGCAATCTTGTAGTCGGGATACCCGCGCCGGCCCGGAAGACCTGGCTTCAGCGGCGCGGCAGCTTGGTCGTAGATGTTCTGCCCGCTCTGGATGCGCGCCCGGATCGCATCCGCGAGCACCTGCCCGAAGCCCTGCATCTCGGTCGCGGTGTAAGGGGAGTAGACGAAGCGGGCGCGTTTGAGGACGGTTTGGAATCTGGCCATGACTACCTTCCGCAGAATGTTGCACGAAAGCCGAACGATAGGAATCGGTGGCGGTCGGTCTCCGATGCACCGGTGGTAAACGACTGCTATTGTGAGTTGAGTCTATGCTGGATTCAACTTCTGCCACCATTCATCTCGATAAGGACGAAGCTGAATTTGTGATCCGCGACGAGGCACAGAAACTGCCCTGCGATATTGTGTTGGATACCGAGCCCCGTCCACGGTTGTCGTTCAAATTAACGGGCCTCCATCCGTTGCGAGTGTGGGGCTCGCAGCAGCGGCTCTCTATCCACCTCGTCCACGCTGACGTCAATTGTGAAGCGTTTTTTGCCTCGGCAAATGACGGAATAGTCGCGCTCTGCGCTGCGAGAGAGCCCATTGAGGTAGGTCGGTCGGACGAATTGATCGAGGTCCACTTCGATTTGATCAACTTTCCCAGTTTTTGCACACTAGGGACCCCGTCGTCTCGCCTCCCAGAGGATCACTTGGATCTGGACGCAGCAGGTTGGCATCTCGAAATTCGGCCGCCGCGGCAATCTCCTGATATAAAGGCATTTCGGTCGCCGCTTCACTTAATAACTCACTCTTGCGTTATGCGTAAGAGCGACAATGAGGCATTTAGCGCCAAAGAAGCGCATCACCTATTGGATATCGTTCACGACGTGATGTCATTTGCTGCAGGACGCTGGGTCGCGCCAGTGCTGGTCAGCGGTTTTGGAAAAGATCAACAGATTGTCTGGAAAGAGTGGGGCACCAGACCTTTACACCCAAACCTCGGCAGAATAGAAACCTGGTTCGACACCCACAACGGCCAAACGCTAGCTGAAGTTCTTTCTGGTGCCTGCGAGCTTCGTAAAAACGCAGAGCGCGCCGAGACATTTCACTCGTCACTGTACTGGTATCTCCGTTCGACCGGTCTCGCCGCCGGCGTTGATGGTGGAATCGTTTTGCTCCAAGCTGCCCTCGAACTCCTCTCTTGGCAGTTCTTCGTGGTAGAGCGGAGAGCACTCTCGCGCGAAGGATTTGGTAGATTGCCTGGCGATGACCAGCTCCGGCTTCTCATTGAGAGCTGCAAAATACCAACCAATATTCCTCCAGGGCTAACGGATCTTTACTGCAAAGCGAAAGAATTGAATTGGAGCGATGGGCCAAAGGCGCTCGCCGCCGTGCGTAACCTACTGGTACACCCCAGCACCCAGAAGCGACTCCCGTATTACGACGCTTGGAGGCTGGCTGAGTGGTATGTAGAGCTCGTCCTCCTTCGAATGCTTTCCTTCTCTGGAGTATATTCGGATCGGACGCGGGCTCAGCGCTGGGTCGGGGCAGTCGATGCTGTGCCATGGGCGAAACCGTAGCTTCGAAGCTCTGGATTCCCGCATCGAACTCGAGTGGCTCGTCGGGACGGAATGTCGGACCGGAATTTGACCTGCCGTTGCGAAAGCCCGGCTTCGCCGCCCTCATTGCCTGCAGATATGCTTCTGGCGTTCGGCTTCGATCCGTTCCAACACGCGGAATTCCTCGTCCGTGATATCCGCCAGCGTGATCGTCAGCCCCATGCTCTTCGCGTTCAGAATGCGGAAGCACCGGCGCACGAGAGAGCCGTTCGGAGAGTCCATCGCCTCTTCGAGCCGGTTCTTCGGACAGCTCGGCCCATGGCTGACATCGATGGCCTTCCAATCCGCGCCGCAGGCGGGGCAGCCATCCAACTCCGTCTGAGCTGAGTATCCGCACGTTCGGCATCGGAAGACGCTGTCAGGACAGTCTTCTTCACGCCCGCACAGGGTCGCTTGGTTCAGTACCGACCGGATCAGGAAACGAACGCTCGGCTCCTCCGGCCAGTCGCCGGGCGCCGTCATTCCGGGTCATCATCCGCCTCGATCGCCAATTGCGCGATGACCTCAGAGACGGCAGCGGATTTGTGCACGATCGGGACGGAACCGACGTAACCGTCGTGCGAGACATGCAACTTATCGTAGAGCGCACCGCTTGGTTCCAAGAATGCTCGCGTCTCGACCGACCGCCGCGCGGCCACGATGCTGGTCGAAGCTCGTTCGTGATCCTGCATCTCCTTGGCGGTTGGCATCCGCAACACGTGAATCACACGCGCGCCGGGGACCTTCATTTCGATTCGATAGTTGATGCCCTCGCGCTCGACACTCGCCACGGCACAACGTTCAATGCGGCCGATCACCATGCCAGCCTCGGCGTCATCGAACTCGGGGCCATCTTTGTCGATGCGGATTTTGGCGAACAGCTCCGCGTTGATCTTCGGCAGGTCCACGTCCTCGCTCTGTGATTTTCCGCGCCCGAGGAAATGCCGCACCGTGCGCTGCGCACGCGCCCAGGCACACCATTCGTCATCCGTTGGGAACCGCACCTCGCAACGCTTCTCGCCGCCCGACAAAATCGGCACAACAAACGGCTTCGAAACGTCGAAGCCAGAATTCTTTTCTGTTTCCATGAAATTCTCCTATTGGCAGATGCCCACCTGGGGCGTGGTGACCGTCATCGTTACCAGACCGTTCGTGGGGTCAAAAAGTTGAACCCCGGTGATCTGGAGCGTCACGATCCCGTCCGTGTTCGACAGCTCGGCAACGTTGAAGCCCATCTTTTGGATGAGCATCGTGAAGGAGTTGTTGGCGTCGCGGGTCATGGTGAACGTCGCCGTTCCGGTCGTCAGGTTGATCAGGTTGGAATATTCGGCTGACCCGGACTCGACGCGCACCACGAACTGCACCGCGAAGACGCGATCGCCCCATTCGAAACGTCCTTGGATCTGGTAGCCGTCCTGGGTTCCCGAGCCAGGGAAGAAGCCAGGCCGGAAGTTGTTCTCCCAGGAAGCGTCCATCGACACGAAATCCTTCGCGCTGCCGCCGGAAAGGTAGTTGATGCCGTTGAACGTCAGCGCGGTGATCATCCCCGCGTTGAATTCGTGCGGTGAATAAACGGCGGGAAGCGTGATCCCACTGGGCGAGGTGTACTGGCCGGTCGTGACACACTCAGCGGAAATCATCGCGCTGGCGCGACCGGGACTATTCTTGATCGACAGCTTCCATCCCTTCACGGCGCATCCGACCAACATTTCATCGAGCACCGCCGAGCCGCCGGGCCGGATCTGTTGCACGAACGAGAAGTACGGCAGCTCGAGGCCGGTCGGGTTCGTGGCGCCCAGCGCGGGGATGATCGTGTACGTGTACGGGCCGCTGCCGCTCACCGTGACGTTGCCGAGCGAGAACGCCAGCGCCCAGGCGAGAATCTCCGACGAGGCGTACTTCGAGAGCTCGTAAGTCGGCATGTTGTAATGCGACTTGAAAAGCTGCGTCGGGAACTCGTGGCCTTTGCCGATCTCAGCCCGGTCATCCTCGTTCATCGGAACCTTGGCCCACGGCTTCGTATTGAGATTCGTGTGACGCCAGATCGCGGTGGACGCGTTCGCTGTACCGATCGCGGTCTGTTTGCCGAAGCCCCATCCGTTCAGCAGTTCATTGATGTTTGCCATGCTACTTTTTCTCCTCAGCCGGAGCTGCCGTTTTCGGGCCGGTTGCCGGCGGCGCGGGAACCTGACGCCACCCAGCGACCATGAGCGGCGTGAGCGCTGCGGCGGTCGCCTCGACTTCCTTTACTTCGCCCGTCGGTGATTCCATGAACACCCAATCCATAAACGTTCTCCTCATTCACCGCCGGGATTGCCTTGTTCCACCAGCGTTGCTTGCACTTCGAAGTAATCTAGCGTTGTCCCGTCCGCGGCGACCACAACCGTGTTTCGCTGCGCGGACGGAAGATCCAGGTCCATCGGGTAACAGCCGGGGTCGATCTGAAAATGCAGAAGCGATGACCACGACGGCGCGCCCGTTGGAACCGCGCTCACGAAAAGCCAGAACAGATCGGCATACGTTGCCGAGGCATTCTGTTCCGGCGCGCGCAGGTAAATCGAGAAGCGATGCGCGAAGTGCAGCGCGCCGCCAGAGAGGCGCCGCGGCGTGGTCCCGTTCCAGGCAACCAGGATCGAGCCCGGCGGCATCTGCAAGATGGCCAGCCGCAGATTGTTGTCGGTGGCAAGCCCTTCCATGAATGACCGGATGTTGGCCGGCTCGCCGCCGAGCGCGGTAACCAGATCCGGGCAGGACTGAAGCGCCGTGACCCACGCGCAGATGATTGTTTTCGGATTGATCACGAGCGTTGAAGCAAGGTGACAGCGATCATGCCGTAGGCGTCGGGCTGGCGCACCGCCGTCACCACGTACTGCGTGCCCCAGGCAGTGACCCAATCACCCTTCGCCGGCGGATTCGGAAAGTCGGACGGATTCACCGAGATTTCTTCGAAGTTGCCGGTCGCGCCCGACTCCTCGCGCAACCGTGCATGGCGAACCGCCGTGACCGTCAGGGGATCGCCAACCGGCGCGCCAGATTGCACTGGCTGATACACGACCGGCTCCCCGAACGTCTGCTGCATGACGGCGGTCGCAGCCGCGTCGATGGTGGGCCAGTCCGACATCAGAAGTCGTGATTCAGCCGAACCCGCACGGTGGGATCACCCGACAGACCGCCCGGCGCGTTCGTGCCGCCCGGCGTGGTGAGTGCGGCAACGCCGATTTTCGTGTTGCTGGTCGCCGTCGACGTGCATTCTTGGGACGTGTTGTTCCAGTACACGTAATCGCCTTCGGCGAACGTGCTTGTGTCCTTGGCGAGATCGAATACGCCCTCGGTCAGGATCTCCGAACTGTCGCCGCTGTTCTGGTTGTTGACGGCCACGCCGAAAATGTGGCCGGTCCCGGTGATGAGGAGGCCGCCGCCCGACAGCACCGCGTAGGGTGCAGTGACGGTGACCGTATCTCCGCGTTGAACGTAGTTCTTCATGTTGGGTTCTCCTTTTCCTTATGCGCCCGCGTTCTTTTGCAGCCCGCGATAATCGATCGCCGCGGCCGCGAAATCCATGCGTGCTTTCATCTCGATGCCATCGACCTCGAAACCCTGGCGCGTTTCGAAATACACACCCGCTTGGCCCTCGAGGAAGCAGTACTCGATCGTGTCGATCTGGGTCGGATCGGCGACCATGTACCAAGCCGTGGTGCTGTTCGCGTCCAGGCGCGGCTCGACGATCGGCACCAGGCCCTGAATCCACTCGGGCACCACGCCGGTGACCTGGTTGGCGGCCAACTGAATCGGGTAGATCAGTTGCAGCGCCAGCGTTTCGAGCGCGGCCGGAACCAGCAGATACCGCGGAATCAGATTCAGCGGCGTGCCCTGCGGACCAGTCTGAGTGCGCATCTCGACGCGGCCAGCGGCGATGCCCGTCACCGGATTGCCCGCTCCGAGCGCCAGCGCGCTATTGGCGCCTGTCAGCAGGTTGTTGTGCGCTGTGGCGAACATCGCGGTGTTGTCAGCCTCCATGACCTGGTTGCCGGTGATGATGGCCCAGACCACATCCGACTGCTTGCGCGCGGCGGCGACACCCAGGATCGCCGGAATCCGCGTGAACGCTTGCAGATCGTCGTTGATGATCGTCTTGCGAGTCAGCGCCACGACCCCGCCGTAGGTCGCGAGGGAGTAATTCTGGTTCGTGTCGGTGAGCGTCAGCCGCGTGTACTCGCCTTTTTCATTCAACTGTCGCAACGCCGGCGAATCCGAAAGTTGCACGCGATTGATCGGTTTGAAATCGGGCGCGGTCACTTGACGGCTGAACGGTTTGAACGTCTGCGGATACGCTTCGTACGATTGGCGCAACGTCTTGTTCGCGACGTTCGCCAGGATCGACGGGAAGTCGCTCGTGGACTCCGCGCCGCCGCCGAAGATCTCGACCTTGCCGTCATACTGGATCAGCGCCTTGGTGGCGATGGTCATCTTGTCCATTCCGCGCGTGTTGACGCCGCGCAGCTCCAGACTCTCGCGAGCCATCTCCAGCAGCGAGAAGCCGACGTACTCGCGGCCCATCTCCTCGGCGCGACGCTGCATCTCGGTGCCGCCGCCCGGAAGGAACTCCATCTCTCCCGCGAACGAGCGCCGCTTTTGCATGTAGAACTGCGGATTGCAGCGCAGCACCAGCGCTTCCTGCATGCACGCGAGCCGCGTTTCGTTGGCGTCGCGCGTGATCACGACCTCGCTTCGCGGCTGGAACTCCCGGCCCTCGCGGGTCTGGTTCGCACGTGCAGCTAGCTCGTCCTGGATCTTCGCGCGAGCCGCATCGAGCGTCACGCCTTCGTCGATCAACCCGTCGATGAACTGCTGCGGAACGCCGTACTTCAGCATCGGCGCTCCGATCGTGCGGATCTCCGAAGCCCCGGCAAACCGAAGCTTGGCGTCCTCGATCGAGACGCCCCCATTGACCAGAGAAGCCGCGAGCTTCTCCAACTTGAAGCTGGCGCCCAGCGACGTGATCTCACTCACGCGCTGCCGCTCCAGCCTCGTTCCCTCGGCGCGCGCCGCGTCGAGCACTACCTGATCATTGCGGGCATCCCCGCCCGCGTGAGTCGTCGTTTCCATGACGATGGTCTCCTTATGTGGGCGAGTTGCCCGGGTTCGATCCGCGGCTTTCTCTGACAAAACCGTCGCGGACAAAAACGTGGTGGTGAAATCCGCCGGTACATTGACCGCCGAGATCTCAAACGGCTCCCAATCGGTCGCAGTGAAGACGTTGCTGGTCGCGCCGTTGCTGGCGTCCTGCGGCTCCTTGGCGTAGAGCCAGGTGCCGAAGCTGAGACTGCGAACAATTCCAGACTGGATTCCTGACCAAACCAGATCAGCGTTTTGGTCCTGACCCTCCGGCCGGAACTTCAGCGTGGCCATCCCCTTCGGGCCATCGGCCCAAGCCTTCTGCACGACGCCGATCTGCGCCCTCGTCCCGGCCTTGTTCGCCATCACCGAGCGAACGTCGGTTCCGCTCATGTGGTTGTCGAACACGGGAGCGCCGTTGTTCAGCCGGTCCAGCCGCGCACCGGCCATGTCGAGCTGCAGCATGTACTCGTCGCCGGTGTCTGGGTCAGTTCTGGGGACAGTTGCGCCGCCGTACCAGACCACATCGACAGTGCGTTCGTCGGCGTCGAGCGTGGTCGGAACAAACGACACCTCCGTATCGGCGGCGAAATATTCGCCTCGCGGTTCGCTCATTTTGTTTCTCCGGTTGGTTTAGGTGAGGTACGTCCGCGTGGGGGAATCCCATCGCGCGCGGTTCGTCGCGCCGGCCACGAGTAGTTCCTTGATCATCCCCAGGTCTTCCTCGGAAAGCTTTGCTGATTGATTCGTGGGCTTCGGCATGCCCGGCACGGCTTTGCTCGTCGGTGTGCGTTCCTCGGTCGCCGCAGACTGCTCCTGGCCACGTAGAGTCATGTTGCGAGGATCGCAGTCGAGGATGATTTCGTACTTATCCATCAGCTTGTTGAACAGTGCGATCTGTTCGATCTGGGCGTTGGGATCGAACCCGTTCGCCACCACTGCTTCGAACCACGTCACGCGGCCGATGCGAATGTCTTTCAAAGCCGCCTCGGCGTCCTTCACCGGATCTACCGATTCAAACCGAGGAGCCGTCCACTGCGTTCCGAACAGATTGATCTTCGGATCGGTGACGGCCTTTGCCGGAATCTTGCCCAGCATCACCAGGGTGTCGATCACGCGCCGCCGCACGGGCATGCAGAACATCGGAATCAGAGTCAGCCAGCGGTATCCTTCGATGGTGTTGCGGAACCCCAACTGGCCGCCGCGCCAGCTCGAATAGTTGACCAGCGACAGATCGCCCGCCAGCATCTCGTAGGGAATCCCCAGGCCCGCCGCGATTCCTTGCAGTTCGGTCATCTTGTATTCGCGATAACCGCCAGCGACCGGCGGGTTGTTGAACTTCACATCCTCGCCCGGCTTCAAGTACGCGGTCATGCCGGGCTGAAACGACTCGACCGGATTGCGCGTCAGCGGATCTTTCCCCTGAATGCCCAGCGTCGAGCCATCGATCCCCTCCGGCTGCGTGACCATCGCCACCACGCACGCTTCGATCTTCTTGCGCACGCGCTCCGCGTCAGCGTAATCGTCGAGATCGCGCAGCGCCATCATCACCGGATGCAGCCACGGAATGCCGCGCACCTGGCCGGGTCGCAGCACGCGATACGTGTGCAGCACCTGCTCGGCGGGAATCGGCTGGCTCAGAATGCCGCCGCGCGGATTCAGAATCAGAACGCCGCCGGGATGATACGTGTACAGCCAGTACGCCGACCGCCGACCGAGGAGATCGAACTCGACGCCTTGCATGATGTGGCCGTTCACCGTGCCCATCGTTTTGGTCTGGTCCAGAAAGTCGGCCTCCAGGATCTGAAGCTGAAGCGGCACGCGCAGGTTGTCCTTCGCCAGGCGCGGCCGGAACCGCAGGATCGCCTCGCCACTCTCGGCGGTCGTGCGCATGATCAGCGACTGCATCCCATAAAAATCCAGACGCTGCGGTGTGTCGCAGTTCTCGACGAAGTACGGCCACTCCGCATCGATGATGCGGTCGAGCCCAACGTCACCCGTCTTCGCCTGCGGCACGATTCCGGTCCCGACCGTGTTTCCCGCCAACTCCTCAATCGCCTTCGACGCATAAGGATTGTTGCGGATCAGATCGCGGCTCCGGTTCCGGAGCCACACCAGCGACCCCATCAACTCGACGTTGGCGTCGGTCGATGGAGCGTACCACCCATAAGCGCGCCGTCCCGCGCTCGCCCCGTCGTAAGAGAAGCGCGACGCGTGGCGCTCGAGGTAACCCTCGGTCAGCTCCAGCGCCATCCGTGCCTGGGTCCGCCGCAGCCCATAGCGCGGCGCAACGAAGTTGATGGCGTGATCGAGAACGTTCATTCGGCCACCGTGTACACCGTTTCCCGATACGTCTTCTGCGAGCGAACCGCCTTCACCTCAACCGGCTTAAAGACCTTCTCGAAGTTAGGGCACGTCGGATTCGAGCACGTAAACAGACCCTGCTCATTCAGCACGAGCACCGGCGACCCACAGTCACACAGAATCACAGTCGGATTGATTCGCATTGTTTGCTTAGGAGGAGTGACCACTGGTCTCAGGAGACGGTCTCAATGGTCACCCGGAAAACGGCAACTTCACACGCTTGGGGACAAACCGAATTGCTTCCCGACAGACGGCGGGATATTGCCGAATCCGGTGCTGGAGGTTTATAAACGACCACTTTGGTCGTCGGGTGGCCGAGATCGATGATCTGCTGTTTCGAGGAACTGAACCCGAAATTGAGCCATTGAAGCCAGAACGAGCAATAGGGCTCCGGTTGCAGCGAACAGAGCTAACGGATAAAGCGCTTGCCAACTCCATCCTATATCCCGCGAGTTCCTGACAATGTACGCGTACCATGCAACTTCAGGAACATACACAACGAAGAGCACGCGACCGATCCATATCGTAGATATGCGGCCCCATCGCCGCATGCGCCATAGCCCGACCACCGTAGCGATGCTCCAAATCCCAACGGCTGTCAAGCTGACGGCCTCAACGGCGAACACGACATCCTCGGTAAGGTCACTTCCATCAACTCCCTCGACGACGACGCCACAACCAAGAAGCAAAAGGCACGCGCCAACAATTAGGAGAGTTATGCAGGATACGGTCACGACACGAGGGCGCCGCATGACTGAGTATAGACGGTTCCATATTGGCGATGATCCAGTCGTGCGCGGCTCACTTGACGAAAAACGCCTCGTCGACGATCTCGCCTCACCACTGTTCCCACGGCGGGAAACCCGCCACGTATGGGCCATCCCCGCGCCGATGTTCCGCGAGCGTCGATTTGCTCGTCTTCTGGGCACTGGCTTCCCGGATGGCGTCCTCGGTCTCGGCAATGGCTTTCCGAATATCGTCGACGGTTCGATATTGCACCTCGCGTCCATCGGGGAAACGCGCACGTAGTGTCGGGTTCCCCAGCGCCATGTACAGCGCGTTCAGGTTCGCCGTCAGTTGCACGACGGTCAGAGTGGTGAGCGCCATCAGAACCAGTTCCTCCGTGGCACCCACGGCTCGGGAGTCGTCCGCTCGATGAGCGCAGGCGGCACTCCTTCGGTCGGTGGCTGCGCACGCTGCTCCTGACGCGGCATAACCGTTTTCGACTCAGCGCACCGACCACCCGCCATCTGCGCGAACTTGTCGCAGTGCGCACCCAGGCGCAACCCGCTCGCGTAGAGCGCGAAAAGCGCCGCGTAGGCGTACACTCGACAGTCCAACGCTTCGTTCCTCGCGCCGGCGGCCTTCTTCCATTCCTGCTTTGGAAAGCCGTTGTGATAGCGCGTGAATTTCTTCTCCGCCGTCAACTGCTCGAAGTACTCCAACTCGCGCCCGAGCGGAAAATGACAGAACCCCGGTCCCGGCTCCTGAATCTTTAGCCGATCGTAAATCGCCGTCTTCGCGGCATCGACCCCGACCATAAAGAATGGCGTCTGATTCTTCCGGCTCGGCTTGCGTGGCCAGATCGGAGTCTGGCCGGGCCGTCCCTTCACGGCGTAAACGCGGCGCGCACAGCGGTCGCGCGTGAACCGCAGCACCTGCGCGTCCTTGAAGCCGCAATCGATCGCGGCTGCAACCACGCGCATGCCCAGGCCGGATTCGTGCAAGCACTCGGAAGTGAGCAGGCCCTCCAGGTGATCCCACACCTCGTTGCGCATGATGTCGCCCGGGATGACGTGGTATGCAATCGACCACGACTCCTCGTCGCGCCCCCATCCGACCAATTCCACCTCGAGCCGGTCTGCCTGCACATCGACGCCGGCGGTGATCAGCGCTGCTCCATCCGGCGCCTCGGCTTCGAACGGCTCGCAGCGATTCCACAGCGCGCGCTCGTCCATGGGCGTTTCGTGCTTCTCCTCCCACAGCTCGGCGAGCACCGTGTTCATGAACGCCTTGAGCGTCTCCGGCGACTTCTTCGCCGCGAGGAACTCGACCGCGATCGATCCCCAACTCCGCTTCGGCGAGATCAACTGCGAAACGCGAAACCCCGGAATGGGCGACGAAGGATTCTGCGCGCGATACTCGCCGTGCTCGACCATTCGGGCTTTCTCGTGATGCGGGATCAGCTCGCGGCATCCAACACAGCGATAGACAGCATCTTCGGGTTTGCCCTCAGGCCACACGAGCCCCGGCCCGGTTCCATCGCCCAGCACCAGCACCTGGAAGTAGCCGCACTTCGGACACGCCACGAAGTAATCGCGCTGATCGCTTTCAAGCCACGCCAGCTCGATCCGGCTGATGCCCTTGATCGTCGGCGTCGACGCCATGACGATCTTCTTGTTGTGCGCGAACTCGGAGGTGCGCTGGATCGCCAGCGATACCGGATCGCCTTCCGTCCCCGCGCTCGCCGGATAACGATCGATCTCGTCCAGCAGCGCGTACCGGATCGGCCGCATCGCGAGGCCAGACGGCGAGATCGCTCCCGTGAACGTGATGTGCCCTTCGCCGTTCGCAAGAACTTTGTGCAGCGTGGTGTTGTTCGAATCGCGCGATTTCGCGGGCGCGATCTTGCCCCGCAGCGCTGGCGTTGCGCGAAACATCGGAGCAACGCGGTCCTTCGAGAGCGCCTTGGCGTCCTCGGCGCGCGGCTCGACGACCAGCACCGGACCCGGGTCGACGTCCGCGATGAAGCCGATGAAGTTCAGCAGCACCTCGGTCTTCAGAAGCTGCGCCGCCGAAAGCAGCACCACCTGCCGGCAGGGATGCGCCGGGCTGAGCACCTCCATCGGCTCGCGCTGATACGGACGCGTGTGCCACTGCCCGCGCTCGGCCGCCGCGCCGCCGGTGAGCACACGATTCTCGTCGGCCCACTTCGCGACCGTGATGTCGCGCGGCGGCAGCATCGCCGCGGCGCCCACTTCGTGAATCGAGAACGGCTGCATCTTCAAAGACCCGCGTCCGCGACCGCCTTGCTCACCTTCCGCAACAAGGCTGTAATTTCAGCCCCCAACATTCGATGGATCGTCTTCTCGTCATCCACCGCCGCCAGCATCGGAGCCAGGCGATCCGGCATCGCCATCAGGCCGTCTTTGACGATCGCGGAAAACGTCGCCGCGTATTCTGAGGCGCGCGCCGCGTCGATCAACTTCCCGGCGCGCTCTTTATAATCCAGTTCCGCGGTTCGCGCCTGGAAACTTTCCTTGACCGCCCGCGCCCGCAGGTACGCAGCAACCGGATCGCCGGCGGGACCTGGCGACTCCGGCAGCGACGGCAGCCGCGCCGGTGGCGGGGCCGCTTCACGGACGGTCTGACCGGCGAAGGTATTTCGCGTCCACTCGCGGTCGGCGCGCTCGGGATCAATGGTCCCGTCGGCGAGCGTCGAGATCCGCTTGGCTGTAATCGCCTTCTGAACCGCGGTCAGGCTGCATCCGCGCCGCCGCGCATAGGCCCGCAAAGAGATGCCCATCGTTTGAAAATTTCCCTTGCTTTCCGGTCGAAGTCGAGGGATGAATCAGGTGCGCGCAAACCGCGCAAGACATTGATCAGAAAGGATTAGAGCCGTATGACAAACGCAGAAACCACGAACGCTGCCCAAACCGCCGCCGTTGCGGAACAGGGCGCGCCCGTCGCGCCCGCGAAGGCTGCCTCGAAGAAGGCGGCCACCCAGAAGAAGGGCGCGCCCAAGGTCCAGCAAACCGCCAAGGGTGCCAAGGCCAAACCCGAAGCCAAGGCGAAGAAGGCCGCCAAGAAAACAGAACGCAAAGCCGCCGCGCCGCGCGCCGAAAGCAAGGGCGCGAAAATCCTGGAGATGATCGCCCGCACCAAGGGCGCGACCCTCGCCGAGATCATGAAGGCCACCGACTGGCAGGCGCACAGCGTGCGCGGATTCATCTCCACCGCCGGAAAGAAGCATGGCGTCAAGATCGAGTCCTCGAAGAACGAGGCGGGCGACCGCCTGTACAAAAGCGCCAAGTAAAGAATCCCAAAACGCGCAGATAAAGAGCCGCTCTCGAAAGGGCGGCTTTTTTCATTACTGCGCGTTTGAGGGTTCTCTGGAGACTAGTGCTCGCCCCTGAATTCTCTTTGCGAGTAGGTAAGCCAAAGTGCCAGCCGATAAACCGACGAGAAGAGATGCAGCCGCCATCAAGAGAAACTCCCGCACGCTATCCGATCCCGTGTCGAATCCTTCAGCGACTCCCATCGAGACGAAGGAAACCAGCCCAAAGACAATGAGTCCAATCACGAGGCGAATGGCCAGCTCTCTCGCGTGAGGCGCCTTGAGCAAGCCTTCCTCGAAGCGCCTAACAACCTTTACAGCCAGCCAAGCACCCAGCGCGCCTCCGCTGATGTAAAGCGTTATCTCGAGAGCCACCGCTATAACTTGCACCCCGCCAAGCCGAAGATGCTCAACGACTGCGTCCCCAAGTATTGCGCCAAGCAGCAGGAAAACGATTGACAAACCGCCGAACGCCGCGGGTACGACAAGCGCTCGAAGCGCGTACTTGCGGAACCGCGGAATCACCAGAAAGAGCAGAAAAGTGACCAGGGAAAGCAGAACGAAAGGCAATGCATAGAAGACTTGCATCTCTGCGAGTGTGGTCCTCGAAAAACATCTTACAGCTTCGCGGGGGTCCGTCGTGCATGCGCCGTCTCAATCCTCCTACCGTTCAGCCCGGAGAAACCTCAATTCCGCTGACCAGTCCGCGAGCGCCATGCACAGGCCCTGAACGTCCAAATGGCCGTCAAGTAGCAGCCGTTCGACCTCGGCGATCTCTTCGATGCACCGCTCAACATCACGCCGCCAGTGCTCCGCGTTCACTTGACACTTGATCGAATGTCCGTCCGTCGTTTTCAAGAACGGCCTGTTTCCCTGTGAATTCCTGCCATCGCCGGATAATGACATCACAGTATTTCGGCTCCATCTCAACCAGCCGCGACTGGCGTCCCGACTTCTGGCACGCAATCAGCGTTGTTCCCGATCCACCGAACACATCGAGAATCGTGTCGCGAGACTTGCTGCTGTTGCGAATCGCGCGCTCGGCCAGTTCGACCGGTTTCATGGTCGGATGCTCCAGGTTTGCCATTGGCCGCTTGATGAACCACACGTCACCCTGATCGCGACCGCCGCACCAGAAGTGATCAACGCCTTTCCGCCAGCCGTACAGGATCGGCTCATACTGGCGCTGATAATCGGATCTGCCCAGCGTGAAATGATGCTTGGCCCAAATAACGAAAGTGGACCAGTGCCCGCCCGCGTCGGTGAACGCGCGGAAGAGTGTGTGCAACTCCGATGAAGACATGCAGATATAGATCGCGCCCTTGGAAACCGCGAGCATGTTCGCACACGCCTCCCGCAGGAACTCGTAAAACTTTTCGCCAAGCGCATCGTTCCCGATCGTCAATTTCTTCGCGGTCTTGCCCTCATAAGCCACGTTGTACGGCGGATCGGTGAAGACCATGTCGGCCAAGCCACCAGCGAGAACCTTCTCGACCACATCCATCTGTGTCGCATCGCCGCAGAGCAGTCGGTGCGGACCCATGATCCAGACGTCACCAGGCACGCTGATCGCGCGCTCCAGTTCATCGGGAACGGCATCCTCATCGGTCAGGCCGGCATTGGCCTCTTCCGGATCACGCAGCAGGTCCTCCAACTCTTCGTCCGAGAAGCCCACCACGTCAAGATCGAACCCGCCCTCCTGCAGCGACTGCAACTCGACGCGCAGCATATCTTCGTCCCAACCGGCGTTCAGCGCGAGCTTGTTATCCGCCAGGACCAGCGCACGCCGCTGCGCTTCGGTCAGATGATCGAGAACGATTACCGGCACCTCGGTCATCTTCAGCTTGCGGGCAGCCGCCAATCGCGCATGGCCGGCGATGATCGTCCCATCGCCCGCGACGAGAATCGGGTTCGTCCACCCGAACTCCCGAATGCTCGCGGCGACCTGCGCCACCTGTTCGTCGCTGTGCGTGCGAGCGTTGCGGATGTAGGGCAGCAGCCGATCAATTGTCCAGATCTGGACAACCAGACGCGATAGATCGATCATGACGCCTTCCGCCTCGGACCGTAGTTCGGCCGCACACCGTCGTGCTGAATCCGGCGGCTGTCTTTCAGCCGCGGATTCTCCACCTGGTCGCCGGTGGCGCCGCGTTCCTGCGCGACTTCGGTCAGCGACTTGCCCGTGGCAACGAGCACCGGTTCCTCGCCCGTCAATTCCTTCATCCGATGCAGGATCACGTCGCAGTATGCCGGCGAAATCTCGCAGCCGCATCCGGTGCGCCCCAGCACATGCGCCGCGGCCATCGTGGTTCCGCTCCCCAGGAACGGATCGAACACCACGTCGCCGGCATCGGAAAACGCTTTCACGAAAAACTCGACCAACACCCGCGGGAACGGAGCCGAGTGCGATCCCTGGCTGCTCTCCGTCTTCACTTCGATCACGTTGCTCGGGCGCGCGATGCCGGTAAACCGACCGCCGCTGTCATCGGCGCCAGGCTGGCCCGCCGCGTCGCCGCGCGCGCCGGTTCCGAGCAGGCCGCTGCCCGACGTCGACTTCGGATTATTCGGTGAGTAATCGAAGCAGTCCTCGGAAACGTGCCCGACCTCCTTCGGCCGGAACTTGATCTCAGACTGGCGGCAGAAATGGAAGATCGGCTCCCACGCGTTCTTAAACCGATTGCCCCATCCGCCCGGAACGCCGTTGTCGGTCTTGCGCCAGCAGAACTCATCCACAAATCGCCAGCCCCAGATGCGCCGATGCGCAAGCACCAGGTCCATCACGTACAGATTCCGCTCGCCGTCGTCGGCGTGAGCTTTGATGTTCAAGAAGTAGGAACCGTCGTCGGCGAGGATCGACCCGATGTTCGCCGCCACCAGCGCGTACCATCCGACATATTTTTCCGGCGGGACCGGCTCGAAGCCGCTCGACGGGTCGTACTCGCGCTGCGTCGCGTATGGCGGTGACGTGATCACGACGTTCGCGCGGGCGCCCTCGAGGACCTGCGCCACCACGCGGGGATCGCGGCAGTCGCCACAGATCAGCCGGTGGCGCCCGATCACCCAGACGTCGCCGGCGAGAGTGACCGGATTGACCGGCGCTTCCGGAATCTCTTCTTCGCCCGCCGCGTCGCCCGCGATCGCGCCGCCGATTCCATCCGCGAGCAGGACGCGCAACTCGTCGTCGTTGAAGCCGACCACGTTCAAGTCGAAACCGTCCTCCTGGAGGGCCTCGACTTCCAGACGAAGCATCTCGTCGTTCCAACCCGCGTTGAGGGCCAGCTTGTTATCGGCGATGACCAAGGCGCGCCGTTGCGTCTCGGTCAGGTGCTCCAGCACGATCACCGGAACTTCGGCCATTCCGAGCAGTCGGGCGGCCAGCACTCGCGCGTGCCCGGCGATGATGGTCCCGTCTGGGCCGATCAGCACCGGGTTGGTCCACCCAAATTCACGGATGGAGCTGGCGAGTTGGGCAACCTGCTCGTCCGAATGAACGCGGCTGTTGCGCGCGTCGGGCAGAAGTTGTGCGACCCGGCGAAGCTCAATCTGCGTTGGGAGATGCATTAGACGGGGGTGACAACCTGAAACGGGGTGACAACCTGCCAAAATCCAACCCGTTCTCGAAAAATCAACGGCTTAGGTGCCCGACAACCTGGGGTGACAACCTGAAAATGACAACCTGACTAGGCCGATAGCGCCGCCATTCGACCCGCGGTCGCCGCCTCGCAAGTCAGGTCCCTGAAACGGCCACTACGCAGGGAATGCCACGGTTTCGCGCCCCGGTGACCTGTGTCGCGCCGGCTGGCGCCGGGCTGGCTGGTTGGGCCATCGAGTCCCTTGGGCGCGCGTGGCCGCGACAGCTTTCAAAAGTGGACTTGGCCGCACAACCGATCATCCTGGCCCCTGAGTCGCCAAGAACGTGTGTCTGCTGGCACCCTTCCGTCGCCCGATTCCCAGGGCCACGGCGGGCGCGATCATTGGCAAGTTCGCCAGTTCTGAAAGTTGTGCCAAGCCGGTGCTCGCCGCCCGCTCGTACCAATACCGCGTCTGGTCTACGGTTTTCTGGGCGGAGACGTGGCGGTGATCTGTTTGAACAAACCGTATCGAAACTCCGGCTTCGACCCATTCCGCCCGCCCCTGCTTTATGAAACGCTGCGCGCGATTCTTCGACGTGAACCCGCACCCGGAGACCGGGTTTTCGATTCGGATGTTTTTGCGCATGGTTCTGGTGAAATGCCCAGGTGGGATTGCGGGTATGCCCGCACGGAACGCTTCGCCAGCGTTCAACCCTTTGTTAGCACTGCGCGCTTTCAGTCGTCAACAGAGAAGTTTGTAAGCGGGCGCGACAAGGATCCTTGCGTGTCCGAGTGAGTTTGTTCTGTCGGGTTTTTGGTTCGATTTTGTCGGGTTGGATGTCGGGAAATCCGGGCGACCCGACAGCGGCCGATCAAGTTGAATCAATGGCTTAGCTACCGAATGTCGGGAATGTCGGGTTTGTACAGCAGAAGAGAGACATCGCGATCAATTGCGTAATGGATTTGAGAGATCGCTGCGGACGAAGATTGACGAATTGCCGAAGCCACGTAGCAAAGGGGAGCCCGAGATGCTCCGAAAGAAAAAAGTGCGGAAGATGCTGATTATGCTATCGTTTAGATAGCCTGCTGGAAACGGAAGGCGGGACGGAAAGACCCGGCACGTCGAGATGGGGCGCACGAGGAAGGTAGCGTTCGGGAGGACGCGATCCGAAGGGGATACCCGGAAACTACATGCGCTGAGGGTTGCTGAAGTTCCTTAGGCCCCAACGGCCATCGCAAGCCGTTATTCCAGGTTCAGCACAATCCGTGCACGGTTGGCACCAGACCCAAGTCCGAAGGTGCCCAGCATGTCGCTGATTCGAAAGCGAAGGGGAAAGCTTTCGTGTGCCCGCTGGATACCCGACCGGAATCCCAGGGTGAGTCACGCGATCACGTGACGGACCAAAGGTCACCCTGGGATTCCGGTCGGGTATCCAGCGACCAGTACTAATCCGATTGACAGAATCTAGTCCAATCGGCGATGATGGAGATGATTCCGGTGATGTGCGACATGCGCTCACGCGGAAGGGATCGAGTGGGGGTGGGGTCCCAATTCGTGACTCGCTAGCGAATTGACGATCTCACGGAAGCACACACCCTACAAAGATCAGGGCGAGCATATAAGTTTCTTAGGCTGATTGAAACAAGCAATCACCGAAGGGGCCGCAAATAGCGGCCCTTTTTAGTTTAAGATTGCAACGTGTCCCTCTTGAATCTCACGGACTCGCAAGCGCTCCTGATTCGGGTCGTCCAAGGGCTGTATGGCAAACGCCACAGCCCGATACCCGGCGCTTTGGTCAAGGCGCAGCTTCTGAATGAAGCGGCATCGATTGGCGCAACTTTCAACGAACGCGAACTTGGACTGCGGAACTTCCTTGACTTCGTCAAGACGGTGCCCGACATCGCGGTTCAGGTTCGAGCTGGTAGCGATATGCTCTTGGCCCCGGCGACAGCGGGCGACATCCTCTCGGCGTACGCTCGTCCGCTGCCCCGATTGCGTCGGGATTTCTGGCGCGCGTTCATAGAGTTTCCCATCCCTAACACCGTTCGGTTGTACGATCCGACCGAGGACAAAATCTTCGTCGAGAATCTCCCCGCTGCGAGGAACGGCATTATCATTGAGCCAGTGACACGGGACGTGCAGATTGCTTGGAGACGCAGTTTTTCCGAAGAGCAGGCTGAAAATGTGAGAGGCTCTCTTCTGTCGTCGCTGGACGCGACGGGTACTTCTGTCTTCAATCAATTTGCGCGACGGGTCCGCGAAAATCCGTCAGTCACGCATGCCTGGAATCGATATCTGCAAAAGCAGATAACCGATTACGTCGCGGCATGGGCGTCGGCGAACAATGTGCCTGAAGAGCGCTGGTGTAGCGGAACCTCGCGTAGCGATGTGGGCGCCCTAAAAGAAGCGATGCCAATGAAGACACACAGCATCGGGCAGCGGTCAGAGCTTTACAACTTTCTTGACAACCTTCCCATCGAGGATCTTCTACAACTTCGCGTGCCGCTGGAGTGGGTTCTGAAAGTGACGCGAGAAAAAAAATGAAAGTGCACCTGTTTGGCTTGCCAATCAGTCTTCATCGGCGTCTCAAGCAAGAATCGTCGAATTGGCATGAAGCGCTACCACCGGGGCACCAATTTCGCAGCACACCGGCTTCCTCAAATTCACTTGGAGCATTCTCAGAACCGGAATTGGACGAGCTCGCCAAGGGGGTCGGCGATGGGTTCACCCACATTGTCATTCCCGCGAACAGGGACTGGGCGGAGATAAAGCGACGGTTTCATTATGATTGCCGCGTTCATCTTTCTCGGCTGCGCGAACCTCTAAAAGATCTGGCGTGGCCAGTTCTCCAGGAAAACCTGCGCAATATTACAAAGATGGATGAACTTTGGCTTCAAGAGCTGGCGCCGAAGGATCTGAGGCATGCTCTTCTCTTACCTCCGCCCGTTTTCGCGACGAACGCCGCAACATCCAATTTTTGGCGGCATTGCGATGTATACTCGACCGAACGATTTGACGGAGCAGCGCAACTCCTCAAAGAAGTGGAGCAAGGCCACAGGCGTCCCGACAGCCGAGGCATTCGTTCGTGGATCGATGATCGAAATAGACGCTTTCGAATCGACCCTTCCAAGCACGGGCGCTCGAATGCGGACCGAGAACAGCGCAAGTCGTTCCGCTTCTGCTATGAAGTTCCACCCGGCTTCCATTACGATGTAACAGATGACGCGGGCAAGTCTTTCAAGATGGTTATCGACGGTCGATCTGAAAACGTGCTCCATTGCAACGTGACCCCCTGGGGGCAGGTTCGGCGAGGCTGA